GCCGAGGATTTAAAAAAAAAGTAAATACTGACATAGAGCTAAAAAATATGCTAATAGTAGCAGATAGGCTCAAAATAAATTTATCTGAATTAGGTCAGATGAGTGAATATGAGTTTAATCTTTGGGTCGCATTTATGTTAGACGAAAGTGAGCGATCTAAAGAAGCAATGAAAAAATAACTATGGCACAAAATTTACTTATAAATATTCTTGCAAAAGATAAAACAAGAACAGCACTTGCTTCGGTTCAAGCTGGACTAGGAAGACTTCAATCAACTGTATTTTCTATACAAGGTGCATTAGCTGGAATAGGTGGTGCATTAGTTATTCGTTCATTAGTTAATGTTGGATCACAAGTAGAAAATTTAAGTGTTAGATTTGCATTCCTATTTAAAGGAATGGAAGAAGGTAACAAAGCATTTAATACTCTAATTGATTTTGCGTCTAAAGTACCTTTCTCACTTGAAGATATTTCAGCGGCTTCAGGAAATCTTGCAGTTGTTTCTAAAGATGCAAAAGACTTAGCAAAAATTTTAGAGATTACCGGTAATGTTGCAACAGTTACAGGAATTGATTTTCAAACTACAGCAACACAAATTCAAAGAGCATTTGCTGGTGGTATAGCGGCCGCTGATATTTTTAGAGAAAAAGGTGTTAGAGAATTATTAGGATTTGAAGCTGGAGCAAAAGCAACTGCCAAAGAAACCAGAGAAGCATTCAATAGAGTATTTGGTCCTGATGGAGAGTTTGGTCAAGCTATGGAAGTTATGGCAGTAACCTTTACAGGAACACTTTCAATGTTATCAGATAAACTTTTTAAATTTAAACTTGAAACTAATAGAGCTGGATTCTTTGATTTTGTAAAAAATAGTTTAGTTGTTGTTAATAGAATAGTTGAAGAAAATTCAAAACTTCTTGGAGAGTTTTCTAAAGCAGTTGGTGAGGGATTAGTTGGTTTTATAAAACAAGCAATACTTGGAACAGCGGCTTTGATGGATATGTTAGCTCCAATCTTTAGAGTTATAAATAATGGTCTTGCAGGACTATTTGAAGTTATAAAAGCATTACCTCCTGGTGTAAGAGAACTTGGTATTATAGGTTTTTTAATGTTTGGTAAAGTAGGTAAGATTGCAATTGTTGGTATTTTAGGATTACTTAAATATTTAAAAGTAGATTTAGATGCAATAACAAGTTCTATATTTGGATCAGCAGATGAAACAGAAAGACTTGGTTCTGCATTTGAAAAAGCAAATAAATTTATTGCTTTAGTTGAAGAAAACATAATTGCTTCAAGAGAACAAATGAATAAGTTGTTAAACTTAGCTGGTAAAGTTAACAAAGAAGCAAAAGAAATTGGAGCAAGTTTTGAAAAAGTTAAAGAGATTTTAAAAGAAAGAGTTAAGAAAGAATTAGAAAGTATAAATGATAAAATTGCAAAAGGTATAATTGGTGGAATAAGAAGTTTATCAAAAGGACTTGCAGAAGTAGTTGTAAGAGGAAAACAACTTAATATGACCTTAAAAGAAATAGCACAAAGTATAATGGTAAATATTATTGCACAACTAATTGAAGAAATAGCCTTGAGACAAATCAATAAAATTTTAGGTGGCGATGAAGTTAAGGTAGAAGCAGAAAAATTAAATTTAATGAAATCTCAAAACACAGAACGTAAGAGAGCAATACTATTTAATGCTTTAGGTGGTGGTGGTGGATTCTCATTACCTGGATTTGCAAAAGGTGGTGCTGTATCAAAAGGTAAAGCCATTGTAGTTGGAGAGCGTGGTCCTGAAATGTTCGTGCCAAATAGTACAGGACAAATAACTCAATCATCTAGAGGAACTTCTGGAAATGGAACTACAGTTAATTTTAACATTAACACAGTAGATGCTTCTGGCTTTGAAGAATTGTTAGTTAGATCAAGAGGAACTATAACTCAATTAATTAACAGTGCAGTTAATGAAAGAGGTAAGGAGAGTTTAATTTAATGTCTGGTGCTTTCCCTATATCATCTGCTAAGTTTCAAACTTTAGGAATAAAGTCTATACAAAATACTATTATCTCAAAAAGTGTATCTGGTAAGAAACTTGCAAGACAAATAGATGGTCAAAGATGGGCATTCACAGTTGAGATTATTGCTGGAAACAGATCAGATATTTATGGAGAGTTGATGGCATTTATAGTTAAACAAAGATCAGGTAAAGAAAACTTTACTATAATCCCACCAGAAGTAGAAGATGCTAGAGGAACAGCTAGTGGAACACCTCATGGTACTGCAAGTATTGGAGATACATCTATAACATTAGGTGGAACAGGAACAGGAACACTTAAAGCTGGAGATTTTATAAAATTTACAAATCACGATAAAGTTTATATGGTCGTTGCAGATCAATCAGATATTTCAACAGGAACTCTAACTATTGAACCACCATTGAACACAGCAGTATCTTCAACAAACATAACTTATGACAATGTTCCATTCACTGTTTATTTAACAAACGATATTCAAGAATTTGGTGGAGTAGGAGCGGACAAAGATGGAAATGTTTTATATAAATATGAAATGGATGTAGAAGAAGCTCTTTAATGAAATATAAAATAACCCATCTTGTTACTGCTGACTTTGTTGCTGAGATTATTGTTGATGAAAGTGAAATAGATATAAGAACAAACGACCTTAAGGAATTCAAAAAACCTAATGGCAAGTTCGAAATTACTATGATAAAAGGTACAGAACAATTAGTTAGAACAACTTACGAGAAGCATAATGACAAGGAATTTAACATCATCAATCAAGACAGCATTAGCGACGAATGATATTAAGCCTGTTCATTTACTTACAATAGGTTTTAGTACTCCTGTTAATTTTACAGACTGTCCATTCTCATTAACTTCATCAGTATCAGGTTCTTCAGTTACTTATTCTCCATCAGATTTTATTATTGGTGTATCAGATTTTACAGAAGAAATTGATGTAACTAAATCAAGTTTAGGAATATCTTTATCAGGAGCAGATCAAACATTTATCTCAACAGTATTGAATGAAAATGTAACAAATGATGTAGTTACTATATTTAGAGGATTATTAACCAATACTAGTAACTCAGTTCAGTTAATTGCTGATCCTTTTTTACTTTACAAAGGAAATATTGAAAACTTCTCTGTAAATGAAACAGATAAAGATAGTGTTGTTAATTTAACAGTAGTTTCACATTGGGCTGACTTTGAAAAAAAGAATGGTCGTAAAACAAACAATACATCACAACAAAGATTCTTTAGTACAGATGTTGGTATGGATTTTTCATCACAAACAGTTTTAGATATTAAATGGGGTAGAGAGTAATGGGATTTGGAAGTTTTTTTAGTTCTGTAGTAAGTTTTTTTACAGGCATGAATCCTATTGTAAAGTTAATTGCAACTGTAGCAATATCATGGTTGTTTAGACCTAAAGTTCCTGACTTACCTGATTATGGATTAAACGAAGCAGATGATTTTGAAAGTGGAGTACTTTTAAATAAACAAAGTAATGATGCAAACATTCCTGTAATTTATGGAACAAGACTTGTTGGAGGAACTAGAGTTTTCATAGAAACTTCAGGAGACGACAATACTTATTTGTATGTTGCTCTAGTAATGTCGGAGGGAGAAGTTAATGATATTACAGAAATAAGAGTAGATGATAAAGTAGTTACTTGGTCAGGCGATCTTCAAGATAATGTTCAAAGAACAGTTAATAGTTCTGATAGTAACTTCTACAAAGATTCAGAAAGTTTAATTACAGTAGAACCACATTATGGAACAGATGGTCAATCAGCATCTAGTTTATTATCCACTTTATCTAATTGGGGAAGTAATCATAAATTATCTGGTCTATGTTATTTAGCATTAAGATTTAAATGGAATCAGGATGTATTTTCAGGAATACCAAAAGTACAAGCAGTTTTACAAGGTAAAAAAGTTGTTAGTTACAATTCAAGCCTAGTTGCACAATCTCCTGCATTCTCAACTAATCCAGCTTGGTGTTTGTTAGACTACTTAACAAATAGTAGATATGGAAAAGGAATATCAATAAGTGAAATAAATTTACAAAGTTTTTATGATGCCTCAGTTGTTTGTACAACACAAGTAACTCCTTATTCTGGTGGAAATGATATAAACATATTTGATGCAAATGCAGTACTAGATACTTCAAAAAAATTATTAGAAAATGTAAGAGAATTGTTAAAAGGGTGCAGAGGTTATCTTCCATACACACAAGGTAAATATAGTTTAATTATAGAAACAACAGGAACTGCGTCTTTAACTTTAACTGAAGATGATATTATTGGTGGCTACACTTTACAAACTCCAGCAAAAAATGAAAAATATAACAGAGTTATAGTTAGTTATGTTGACCCAGATAGGAATTACCA